GAACACGATCACCGCGACCAGCCATTCCGCCAATCGATACAGCGCCGCCCATGTCTTCCAGTGCAGCGCTTTCAGTAAGCAAGAATTCGTCGCCATCAGCAAAACGAATGGCAAAACCATCAGTAGTTTGCCCGACTCCAACTACGCACTTTTTTTGTAGCCAGTCTTTGGCGAAAGAGCAAAACGAGTCGAGCATTTCGGTTCCGCAGCCTTCAGACTGCGCGATGAAATCAGCCTTTATTGCGTTTATTACGTTTTCGGTCATCTGGTTTCTCCTCTGTTTGCGAGTTATTTTTTGTCTTTGCGGCTATTCTGCTGCAGACATTTGCATTTAGCTTTGCCGCATTGCGAGCTGCGCGAGCTTCTGTTTTGATTTTTTTGATGATCTGATTAGCGTCGTTGATTAGATTCCTCGCAGCATGCACATAGAGCCTAAGCGTATAGTATCGCGTAGCTGCGTGTGCGCATAACAAGTCGCCGTCTAGTTGCGTAAGGATTTTACGCGCTTTTGGAATAACTACAATAGCCTCTGTATTTAGCAAACGCACAGTTTCTTGGGCGGTACAGATAATAGCGCCAACAGCAACAATTTGAGTAGCTAGTGGACTAGTACTTAACCGACCGCGATATTCGATGTCTCGTTTTGTTTCCACTAAACGCAGGTCGCGGCTTAGATTGGCCACCATAGCCGCAATCTGCACGTTGGCTACATCGGCAATTTGCTCAAATGTGACTCTACCTGTATTGATAATCTCGCTTAACATGCTCGCGTGAACAATAGACGTAATAATATCATTCACATCTTGCGGCACTGCGTCTGGGCGCATGTCGCGAAAAAGTTTGTGAGCTATCTGCTCAGACAATCGCGCTACACTAACACAGTGAGTGTAAGTAGGCGTATTTGTATACGTTAAATTATTGCCGTATGCCTGACGAGCAAAATTAGCTGTAACGTCAATACTGAGTTCTTGTTTACTCACAGGCACCTCCGTGCGCCTACACGTCAAATATGTTTGTCCAACCCATTTCAAACGCGTTCCGTCGCGTATTCAGGTTGTAGTTTGTTTTTTGCATCATTTTTTGAATGTGGCGGGGTTCGCTTATTAGATGCTGCAAAAGATACACGAATTGTTCGTAATCGGGTAGTGCGTGTATTACGCCATTCTCGTCGTAGTCTGTTTTAGTTAACAATAATGCTGCGGTTGTGTCGGGGTATAGGAACTCAGTCTGCGGCGGGATAGCTGTTGTTAATATTGGCGTACCCATTGCTATAGACGTAAGCGCGCATAGTCCGTAATTGTCGCATTCTGCGGGATATACCGTTAAATCAGCATCGCCGTATAGCCAGTGACGGCGCGCTACAGGCACACCGCGCAATAACTTTACTCGGCCAGTCTTCTTGGATAGATTGTTGAAAAACTTAGCGATAGACGGCGAAAACTGACTAGGCGTAATAGCTACAGTTAAATCAACCTCTTCCATATGCTCCATTAAAATCTGTAGCGACGTAATAAACTGCCCATTAGTGCATTTAGCGTTGCGATCAAACCACGGCAAAAATAGCTTGATTTTTCGGGCGTCTACGTGCTTTGTTTTTTTAACTATCGGAAGTCCGGTATCAAACGGGATTAACTCTGCTGTTTTAATCTTGTAGATATCCGTGAACAGCGTATGGCACTCCGCGCTCATGGTGACAACTAAGTTAGCGGAGTTGAGCGCCTTGCGAAACGGCGGCACGAGCTCCTGCCACATAGGCGCAATTACCGTAGTGATGCCGCGTTTCTTTGCCCACGAGATCTGCTCAGCGCGCGGAACATGCGTCCAAACAATAACGCGATGCTTTTTTGCCCACTCAGTAAAGCGGATTACACTACGCGTAGTTACAGCGCTGTCGCATTGCAGCCCGAGTTTTGTTGGTGTGCAGTCAGAATAAATACTGAACTCTACGCCTAACTTACGCAGTAACTGCGTAAGACGTACGACCAAATAAGCTTGGTCGCAGTGTGCGTAATGTGTGTGAATACCTACACGCATGCTGCCGACCCGGTTTAACCGGCGCCTGGAGGCGGAGGAGAGTTACCGCCACCGTACTGCTGCTGCATGAGCATAGCGCCGCCCTGCGTTTGCGCCTGCTGTCTAATATCGTTAATGATGCTGCGCACAAGTGCGTGCATCGTTGGGTCGGCTTTCTTGAGTTTAATAAGCTGACTATCTTTTTGACTCTCTGGTAGCGCAAGAATTTGCTGCGCCAGTAACTGCGCTTGTGCTTGAAAATCTTCAGGCGTACGGGGCACGTTGGGCGAATTCTGCCGCTGCATCATAAATTGATCTACGGGATCAGGCGGCGGACCTGGGGGTGGCATTCCGCCTTGCGGCTGTCCGCCTTGCTGTGGCGCGCCCTGCGGCATACCACCCTGTGGCGCTGCACCAGGCATTCCTGTAGCGCTGGCGCCTGGGTTACCCATACCGCCCATCATGTCCACGCTTTGCGACAGCGTATCCATTTGCTGCGATTGTTCCATCTCACGCTGCATGCGAGCTTGTTCCTCGGCATACAGCTTCTCTTCCTCGAGCATGCGCTTTGTCTCTTCGCTGTAGTCAAGGCCGACGGACTTGAGGCCAGTGCCCTTGCTGATCTGCTGGCCCATCATGAGCTGGAGCTTGGCCATCTGGCGGTTTAGGTCGTCGGCGTGTGTTACGCGCATTAACGTGATACGCGCAGGCTCCCACGACTTAACAGCAGCCACGATCTTGGTGATATGCGCCAAAAACCTGTTTAAATTATGCGGCAGGTGCGCCCAGTTAGCCTCAAAAACACGTAGCGCGGCGGGAGCGGCTTGCATGCTCAGCGTGCCGTTAAACAATTCTACCGGCATGCCAATGCACTTGAGCAGCGTATCAAAGCCTTGCTCAAGCAGGTCCTTCGACGCAAGCTGCGAGGCGTCGCCGCCGAGGGCTTGATATTGAATAGGAAACGGTAATACGTTCCAACGCGCTGGGTCAGAACGTCTAGCGCGCAACATACCCTGCACGCGGGCAGTGAAATTGCCGAGATTGATTGTGTGTACGGGGTCGCTGGACTGGCCGTCGCCACCGCGCGGGGCTGGCGTCACAACGCGAAACGGAATAACGTAATCTAACGCAACAGCCTCGTTATACCGCATTAAAATCTGGACATACCAAGCCTGGCGGAAGTTGGCAAGGATTCGAGAGATGCCCCATCCGCGGTTACGTAAGCCAGACAGCGCATCTTCTTTTAAATGGAAAATGATATCTTTGTCAAACATCAAGTTTTGATTGTTCTTGATGGCTTGAATCACTTCCCAGCTTGCGCGCTCTAGGTGATGCAGATGACCTTGTTTAATCAGAGTTCGGTAATCTTCGGGGATGCGCCACACATAACGTACGTCGTTGGTATACGGATCCCACAGCAATTCCATTTCATGCGGGCTCCAGCGCTTGATTTTTAAATCGCTGGAGTCGGCGCTGCGGCGGTCGATGTGCGTCCAATTACCGACGTACTTGCAGTTTGGGCAGGTTGCGTGAAATTCAAAATTCTGCCATTTAAAAGCGCAAGCTGGTTTATTGTAAGCCTGCGACAGCGGCATCTCGAGTCCGCAGCGTTTGCATGATAGATAGCGCCGGAATGGAACAAGCAGGCTGGTAAAACTGTTGCCGTATGTCAGGTAGTCCATGGCAACAGAGTGCAGCTCATTCTTAATCCCGAGCGTGCTGTTAAAAAACAGCTCGTATTTTTCTTTTTCTTCCTGACTGAGCGAAGACCGGCCCTCGTCCTCGACCTGGATGTCCGTTAAAAAATAAGAGACAACCCTGTCGACAGCCTGACGATACAGGCCGTTACAGTTCATGATAAATTCGCACCAGCGCAGAGCAGCCTGAATAGACTCAGGCATGTGGAGCGAGGCAATGTCGCAGAACGGGTCCGGAAACCGGTCGTCTGCCGACATGCCGGGGCCAGAGGTGGCAAAATGATCTGTTATCGAATTCGGAGAAGCCACAATAGACGCCTAGTTAGGTATTTAACTGGTCGCTTACCTGATTTGCCGCCCGCTTGCGAAAATCATTATCAAGCGCGTCAATTTCGCGCTCTTTATTATCCACATTTTTAGAAGACTTACAATCTGCGGACTTGCTTTCCGCGCCGTTTTCGTTAATTTTTGGCGTCAACCCGGGTTTAATTACACCCATTTTTTCCATAACTATTCTCCAGTTACGGCCTTCTCGACCAGCAATACGCAAAATTCACGCTCATCATAAACATACTGAAACCCCGTCGTATGGACAAGATAAAGCCGCCTATCATTATTAATTTGAATAGCCCACGGGCGCTTATAGGGATCATCAGCAGGCGGAAACCAGCGGGCGGCGGCTTGCTCAAATCGCAGGTCGTAAACTAGGACGATAAATCCGCTTTCGGCAAACGCGTCTGTTTCGTCCTGCGTGACATCAATAACTACATCGTGGAAGAATGCTGGGACAGTGCCGATACCTTCCTTTTCAAAGTACACAAGCTTTTTAGGCGGCCCGGCATTTGATGTCATTTGGCGTGAGGTACTTTGCCCGCCCCTTGCAGCTGACTGCTTCTTTAATCCGAATGCTGCCATAGGACTATACGACCGATCAATTAACTCTGGCGCTGTGTAAGCAGTCTCAGGAACGTCGTCGTACTCCTCGGGCGACGCGAGCGTGGCGGCTGGGGGGCGGGGCGGTGGAGGGGCATTTTTAATTTGCGTTTGAGCCGGGCGCTGCTCTTGTACGCCAGAGTTAGCGATTTTTGCTAGTTCTTCAAATGCCACAGCGGTTCTCTCCCGTATTGATGCGATATCGTTACCAGTGACTTTGTTTGCGGCTGCGGCCATAGCCTGAGACACCG